GAAATACTGCTCGGGGTTCGCGACCTCGGCCGCGCGCGCCCAATCCATCAACGCGGAATGCACTCCCTGAATGTCAACCAGTACATCGTCAAATCCCTGGTCGGCCAGCGCGAATTGTTTGTCTGAAATCGTGCTCATTGTTTGCACCAGGCGCGAGCGCTCGCCGGCCGACATACCAGGCTTGACGGTTAGAATATTTCGCTCTTTCCATTGTGACGGTATTGGCGTTGCCCAGGCCGCCGACTGCCGAATGTTTACCGGATCGCTAAAAAATTGTCGCAGCGTTTGATGCGTCAACAGATAGACGTTTCGAATCAGCGTGCGCGCGATGATTTTTGTCATCATCGCGGCGAGCTGTTCCATTACCGAATAGGCGCGATCTAGCCCCTGCGAGCCGATTTGATCCGAGCCGAGCTGCGCGTTTGCCGAGGCCATGTCGAGCGCGGCGCCGCCTAATTCAGCGCGGTTGCGCTTCTGGTGCTCGATGTTCGCCAGGATGCCCGCTGATATGTCCGGCACCACCAGCGGCGCAACGGCGTCTGTGAGCGGCCCCTGGTGACTGTTTTTGACTCGAATGCGGCCGTTCACGCGGCCATCTTCCAGGTCGTCGGCGTTGACTTTGCCATCGCGCACAATCAGCCGTGACTTATTCGTTGCGTTGACGTTATCGAGCAGCCCGCGATTTAAGCCGGTGTTGATGTCCTGGGTCTGCTTGAGCTTGTCAAATAGCGACACGCCGAGGAAGCGGTGCGGGTTGATCATGATTGCGCCAGCCGCGAATGAAACCATTGGCACCTCGATATTGTCGAGCAGTGTTGTATCCGATACGACAAAACGGCGGCGCTCTGAAACGCCATCGCCGTCCGTGTCGATCAGCATATAGCACTCGAAATATTCGATTTGATCCTCGGATTTTGACGGCGATTCGTGCGGGTCGCTTTCGATTTTTTTGGGGTTTCGGTTCGCTGTCGTTTGCTTTTTTTCGATCCGCGCATCTAGCGCGTTGACTTTCGTTTTGTCGAATCCCATCTCGATCAGCGATGATCGACTGTCAATTTTTCGCTCGGCACAAAATGGAATGCCGGCCAGGTCCAGGCTTTTCCAGTTTTCTGTATACAGGAAATTTTCGAGCGGGATTGATTCGACAATTAGCTTTCGGTCAATCGTCGTTTCTTTCAGCTTGAGCGTTTCCTTGTCCGGGTCATACTCAACAATGTCGATTTTTTTGCCCGGCACGTTCGTCAGATTTTGGAACGCTACCGGGTCAACGTCGGTGTAACTTGTCGTTTCCGTGCTGGTGCGCTCATCGACCCAAACTTTTATAACGCCGTTGCGCTCAAGCAGCGCGTCTTTTATTGCCTCCAAAAACGCCATATAGCCATTGTTGGCTTTCATGACAAAATGGTTCACGGTATCGGATTCGAGCTGCGCCTGGTCCTCGTCCTCGGCGCTGTCGGCCGCAAAATCAACAAGGTTATCGGTTTCGAAAGCGTCAAGCATCTGCGACAAAACGGCGTCTACCATCGCGGACAGGTCGCCGCTGATAACATTCGAGCGGCCTGTTACCTCGTCGCCGCGCGCGCGCATGAAATAATAATCGAGCGCCAGCTCGCGAACTTTTGTGACTTCATCCTCGTCCCATCCGGTCGCAACGCGCAATTGCGTGTTGACCGCTTTTTGAATTTGATCGTCATTCATTGCTGGCATCGCTCTATCTCAACATGATGGCAGCGGATAGCGCCGCCCGGTTAGGTCTTTGTATCGTCGCTGATAATCTTCCAGCGTGTTTTCCAGCGTCGCGTTCCTGGCTGGCAGGCTCGCGCAAATTTGCCGGTGTAAGTTTCGAATGGTCTCGGCATATTGCAGTTCGAGAATGATTTGCACATCAGCCTGAGCGGCGTATGCGCCATAGCCACCGACAAATCCTCGGCCGGCGACGGCGTTTGTCAGCACGAAAATGACGCAAATGAATATTCCCCAACGCCAGGGCGTGACGCCCTCGGCGCCTTTCGGCGGGACAATGAATCGCAAAAACCGCGTGAAGTCGCTCATTTTCTCAGGTGTCCGAGTGCGGCCGGAATGTCTTTTGTCACCAGGCGACCGCCAAACCAAAAGCCTAGAATGACCTGAATCATAATCCAATATTCCGGCGCCACGTTTTGCGGCGGCGGCAAATTCCAATAGCCGAACAGCGAGCCGATCACGGTGATTGTTACCCAGGGCCGGATTAGCCGGTTGACGCCGTTCACCGTTGCATCGACCCATTTGACGCCGGAACTCATCGGCGTGTCATGCTTTCTGGCCGAGTCGTAAGAGGTATTGACCAGGGCGGTCAGCTCTTTTGTAAATTCGACGTTTTTGGCGTCGCCTGGTTTCCAGCGCTCGACAATATCGGCGATCCCCTCAGCAACGCCGAGGCCGGCTTTGGCCGCGCCGCCGCCCAGGAAACCGGCGATTTTCGAAAAAATACTCACCCGTACCCCTCCATGCACGCAAGGGCTTTGACCAGATTTTTAATTGCCTCACGCAACCGACCGTTAACGTTCCTGCATTGTCGCAAGTCCCGCTCCAGCTCGGCAATTCGCTCTTGCTCTGGCGTTTTCTTAACCACTAGAGCTGAGTCAGGGCGGCGCCGGCAATCATGGCGACGGCAATCAGGAAAAGCATAATGCCCCACTCGCTCTTAATCAGTTTTTTCAGCTTAGCGACTGGCGTTTCTTTTTTCGTCGTTTTCCTTGCGGTCATTCGATTGTCTCAACGTGAAAAAAATCATCAAATCCGTTGTCGGCGATTTCGCCGTCCTGGTCCCAATCCGCGCCAGTTCGAACCGGCGTGCCGAGTGTAGCCGCTACGCCGGCATAAAGCCCGAGCAAATAGAGTTGATCCTCGCGCAGCAATTGCTCGGTTTCGTCGTAATCGCGGCCGATAGGCACGGGATACGTTTGCACGTCGATAGCATTCGACGGCAGCGCGTTGTGCTTGCCGTGCGGCCATTTCAGCTTAGATCGGCCCGTTTGGTGCGCATAATCCTGGTCGATTTGGTTGCGGTGCCCTTTCAGAATCGAATGGTCTTTGATCCGCAAAACCTCTTTTGCGATGCCTTGCAGCGTCGAATTTGCGGTCGATAGGTTTGCGAGCGATGCCGTTCCGAATGCGTTCATGCCTGGCGCCTCTTATATCCTCGGGAGCTTGTTATTTGCTGGCCCTGCTGAACGCCGGGCGAGCGGTCCTGCAATGTGTAATCTATCGCCGGCGACCAGTCGCTATCGGTGCCGCCTCGGTCCGCGTAAACGCAATAATTGCGAAACGCATTCGCCAGGTAAATTTCAGGCACAAATTCTGGAAGTTTTTTGAACATTTCCAAGTTGTGCGGGTCGGCCTCGGCTCGATACCCTTGCAGCGAATTTATAAAATCAATGTTGTTGCCCTCTTCGGCCCAGGTCTGAATTTGAACGTCGATTCGGGTCAACGGCAAATAGCGGCGCACGATATCAATCCCCTCGATTAGCGGCTCCGCTGGTGACAGTTCAAACTCGACGCCAGCGACGGCGATATTCTCAAGGTTCGAGCCGGGCGGCATAATCGCCCTGGCGACGTGTTTCGCAAACGGGAAAATTTCGCGCAGCTCCGAAAAACTTTCTTGAATCGTCATGTTGTCGAAAGTCCGCGAGCCAACAATGTTGTGCATATTGCCTTCTGGTTGCACCAGCACGCAGGCCAGGATGCTCGCCGTTGAGCGATCGAACGCCACGTATAGCGGCAGCTTGGGGTTGAATCCAAACGCGCCACGGCGCTTAGAATCGTTGAGGTCTTGCATTTGCCGGCCGTAATAGGCGCCGGCGTGCGATGCCTCGGGGCTGTTGAAATATTCCTGCTGAATCATCGACTCCGACATTCCCTCGTCGCGGTCTTTTTGAACGTCGGCCTCCGATATAACCGGGCTGCCGTCTTGCCGGCGCGTGTCGCGGATTGTCAGGTTGCTGCAAAACCAATCGGGATTGTTTTTGAGATTTTCATACATTTGGTATGCGTGATTTTTGCCGCGATAGGTCGTGATCATTACGACCCAACCCTTATTTTCGCGCAGAATCGGCCTGATATAATCCCAGGCAACGGGATTGCAAAGCGCCCATTCGCTGAAAACAACGCCGCGAACATTCGAACCGACTAGGGAATTGTACCGATCCGATCCCGCCATTTGCCAGGTCGAGCCGGATTTGAATTTGATCATCATATCGTTTTGCAAAGTCGATACGCGCGACGCCGGCGGGAATATATGATCAATCATTCGCCGGCCCTCGCCGTCGAGACCTTCCCAGATAGCCTTTTTCGCCTGAGTTTGCAGCGGGAACAGATGCCAATAGTTGCCCGGCACGCGCTCGGCCTCGATTCGCGCAAGGTTCAGCCCAAAATCATCCTTACCGGCGCGGCGGTGCCAAATATGTAATTGCCGGCGTAACCCGCCATTAAATTTGATTAACGCATCGTTTTGATGGTCGCGGGGAACCCATTCGTGCTTTAAAACGGGTTTTTTCTTCTTTACCGTCTTTTTTTTCGTTGCTGGCATGGCCCCATGATATCGCGGGCGCTTGCAAGATGGCAAATGGGGGAGTAGCTTCCAAAAAAGCAGCCCCGACAATGAACCACGCGTGAGCGATGAAACATTGCCGAGGCTGACCGGAAGTGGTTAACGGCCCCGACCGGATTTAGCGTCGATTATACCATAAACGCTAGATAACAAGGGCCTAAAACCTAAAGCCGGCGGAAAATTCGCCCGACAGCGATAGCGTGAGGGCTGAGCCTGGCCAGATTGCGGTCAGGAGTCGATTCCGAGATGGGCACATAATCGCCACCCCTCCGACAATGGCTGCGGCCAAACGTCGATATAAAGAAAGCGCACCGCAGAGTTATCCACAGGTTACTCACCGTTTTTCGGAAATCCTGGAGGGTATGTCGTGAACAAAACAAAAAGATTATTCGTTAGCTGTAGGGCTTGAAAATTTTTTTGTTACTTCTACCAACACAAAAGAAGGCACGGATAAATATAGAAAAGTGTTAGGAAATAAATAAAGTGTTAGTAAA